AAAACGCACTATGTATGATGGTATGATACGAGTTGACAACATACCGCCTGAAGAATTTTTAGTAAACAAAAGAGCCGCTTCAATAAATGAAGCTGATTTTGTAGCACATAGAACAACAATGAAAGTAAGTGACCTTATACAAATGGGTTATGATAGAGAACTTGTTGAAAGATTTGCAGGTCATAGTGAACTTGACAATGACCAAGAAGTACAAAATCGTTTTGAAGATGTAGAGTCAGGAGCAGATACAGATTCATCAGATAAATCTATGCGTGATGTTTTAGTCACAGAAGCCTATATTAAAGCAGATTATGATGGTGATGGTATTGCAGAATTACGCAGAGTTGTAGCGTTAGGTTCAGGTTTTGAAATAGTAGAAAACGATACATTTGACCACATACCTTTTGCGTGTCTATCACCAATATTAATGCCACATAGATTAGTTGGTCGTAGTTTGGCAGAATTAATCATGGATATACAGATGATTAAATCAACTGTAATGCGTCAATTATTAGATAATATTTATCTTACAAACAATGTAAGAGTTGCCGCTGTTGAGGGTCAAGTTAATATTGACGATCTATTAAATTCACGAGCAGGTGGTATTGTGCGTGTGCGTCAACCCAATGCACTACAACCTTTACAACCACAACTTATCGGTCAAAACGCATTTAGCTTGTTACAATATCTTGACGACTTAAAAGAACAAAGAACAGGATTATCAAAAGCGTCTATGGGATTAGATGCGGATTCCTTGCAAAGCACAACAGCTACCGCAGTTGCTGCACAAATGTCAGCAGCACAAGGTAAAATAGAAATGATAGCACGAGTTTTCGCTGAAACAGGTGTTAAAGACTTATTTCAGCTAATACTAACATTATGCTTACATCATGGCAAAAAAGACCAAATGATACGACTAAACAATAAGTTTGTGCCGATTGACCCTAGCAACTGGAAACATGAATACGATATTACTGTAAATGTTGGACTAGGAAGCGGTCAAACTAACGAAAAAATGGCGTTCTTAAACATGATAGCACAAAAACAAGAGCAAATATTGTTACAAACTGGCGTTGAAAACCCATTAGTTAGTATGCAACAATATCGTAATACTCTTGCTGAACTTGCAGGTATGGCAGGATTTAAAGACGCTTCACGATTCTTTAAAAATCCTGAAGATACACCGCCACAACCACAACAACCGCCACCACCTAGTGAAGCGGAAATGAAAATGCAATTAGATCAGCAAAAATTACAAGCAGATATTGAATTACAAAAACAAAAACAAGACGCTGAATTGCAATTAGAAAGAGAAAAAATGCAATTACAGATGGAATTACGAAAAGAAGAATTACGCTATGAAGCACAGTTACGAGGTTTTGAACAACAAATGGGCGGTGAGCCATCTACAAATTTACCAAGAGTAGTTGACTAATGACTGACATAACATTAGACACTATAACTGCATTAAATAATGCTTACCCAAAAACACAGTATGTTGATTATTCAGGATTTATTGACGCTTTCCAGCCTGTTTTAAATGACCCTAGTATGTATGTTCCACAACAAGGTTTATTACAAAATACACCAATTTTGGCAGACACAACACTAGACCCTACGATTGACGCATATTCACCATTTGTAACAAGTTTACTACAAGCCTATCCACAAATGGAACAAGATTTTCAGTCTAGCTTTGCAGTTGACCCTAACACCTATCGCAATTTTGAAACTTATAAAAGATTGCCTTTTGACAAGTCTTATTGGGAAGGTGTAGTTGGCGGTAGTGGAGATGGTGGAGATGGCTTAGATTTAGGTGGAGTTGATACTGCTGGAACTATTACAAGTACAATAGTTAATGGTAGTGGTGGTGGTTCTACTATTACAGGTGGTGGTGGTGACGACACAATCTCTGGCGGTGGTGGTAATGAAACAATAACAATATCAACAGGTGGTGGTGACGACACACTAACAGGTGGTAGTGGTAATGATATAATAACAATATCAACAGGTGGTAGTGGTACTGATACCCTTACTGGTGCTACTGGTAATGATATAGTAACAGTATCAACAGCTGGTGTTGGTGACGACACACTAACAGGTGGTAGTGGTAATGATATAGTAAAAGTATTAACTGGTGCTTCTGGTGTTGGTGACGACACACTAACAGGTGCTGGTGGTAATGATATAATAAAAATAACAAGTCTAACTGGTGAAACAGAGGGTGTTGATGGTTCTAGTGGTACTGATGTCATTACATCATCAAGTATAGTAGGTGGTCTTAATACAGATATTATTGGTGGTACAAATACTACTAAAACAGGTGTAACAGATACAGATTTAGATATATCAAAAGAAAATGCTATTACTGACTTAATGACAGCTATAGATAGTGCTTATAGGTCTGGAACTATATCAGGTGCTGACCTTGATTCTGCAGTAGATAGCATACTTGCATCAACTTCTATTGCAAATGTAGCATCAAATTTATCTTCAGCATTGACAAGTTTAGGAGCTGCTTCTACTGCAGTTGGGAATGTTGGCACAGGTGGTCAGGTTCTAGGAACTTGGACAAGCAATTCTTTTCCTATTGATAAAACTATTACAATTTATAATACTGCAAATAATCCTTTGTTTCCAAATTTTGATGTTCCTATTGAGGGTGATATTATTGGTAATGCTGGTAATGCTATTACAGATTGGTTAAATACACCATTAAACGAGGGTCTTGGAACTGCAGGTTCAGCATTTAATGAAGCTACAAGTTTTACAGGTGCAGAAGCATTATCTCTTGGTGGTGGCTTATTGTCATTAGCAAGTGCGTTAGATGAAGCAACACCCTCTAATGTGTTTGGTGCTATTTCAGGAATAGGCGCATCAGGTGTTTTAGGCGGTACTGCAACTACTACAACAGGCACAAGCCTTGCAGCAGGTGGAACAGGTATGACAACAACTGCAGGTACTGGAATACAAGGTGCTATGACTGCTCCTTGGGTTGCGCCATTGGCAGTAGCATTATTTATGGCTGAAACGCTAATGCCAGACCCATCTAACAAAACAGGTTTTGGTCAATATGACGCTGCAACAGGAGAAACAACAAGTTTTGGAATGGAAGGCGATAAATTTAAAGAAAAAAATGTTGAGGCTTCAACAAGTATAGCAAGTGCTATGGGTGGAGCTGTTAATAATATTTCTGATGCTTTTGGCTTAACTGTAGAGGGCGATATATTAGCAGAAACAGGAAATCGTGACCCACTTAATGTAACCTATGGTAACCAAGAATCAGAAGCTACAACAAACAACAGATTAAATTACAATACTGAAAGTGGTGATATACAAAGCGGTGATGGAATACAAAGATGGCATTACACAGGTAAAGATGGATTTGATGGAGCAAGATTAACAAGTGATTTAGTGCATGGCACAGCATTACTAAGTTTAAAAGCTAAAGCTAATGGTGAAGATAGTATTGATTTAGCAAATATGACATTACCATCAAGGTCTGCAGACGAGGTAAAAAATACTTACCTATCACAAGGTTTTGATGAAACCGCAGCAGATGCCTTAACAAGTGCGGCTCGTAGTGCAAGTGGAGCAACTTCTGAATTATTAGGTGGATTATTGTTAGCCAACACAACTAATGAAGCTAATTATTTAACACCAACAGAAAGAGAAAGTTTAATAGGACAAGGATTTACAAACGAACAGATAGACACAATGTTGTATGGCACAACTGAAAATAGTCTATTAGCTATTAATGAATTATTAGCAAATACAGAGGAAAATGAAAATAACGAAGAAAACATATAGAGGAAAAAATGGCAAATATAGATAAATTGAATAGTGATGTGGCTCATGGTGAAAAAGCCCAAGCACTATTAAGAAACGAGATTCTACAAGAGGCTTTTGAATTTTTGGAAAAGCAGTACCACGAAGCATGGGCTAATAGTTCCATAGACCAACAAAAACCTCGTGAAACAGTTTTTATGATGTTGACGACTTTAAAAACAGTCAAGCAACACATAGAAAATGTCGTTGTAACAGGGAAACTTGCCAACGACCAATTAAAACAACTTAAATAGACCAAGCGTAAAGCAGTCAAAAGGAGAAAAACATGACAGACGACAACCCTAAAGGGAACGAACCTATCAACATGGCGGAAGCCACAAGCCTACTACTTGACAGGCAGGAATCAGAAGATAATCCACAACCGAATCAAGAGGCACAACCAGAAACAGAGGTTGAAGAAACCCCTGATGTAACAGATACAGAAGAACCAACAAGTGAACAACCTGATGAGGCACTTGAAGCTGTTGAGGAAGATGTATCGGAAGAATTAGATGAAGAAATAGTAACCGAAGATGAAACTGAGGAATACGAGGAACAAGAATACTATACTGTGAAGAATAATGGTGTAGAAGAAGATGTTACCCTTGATGAATTAGTTGCAGGTTATTCTCGACAATCTGATTATACAAAAAAGACAACCGATCTTGCTAACCAAAGAAAACAATTTGAACAGCAACAGTCGGAACTTTCACAGGAGAGAAATCGACTCCAACAAGGTTTACAACAACTTAACCAACAATTATCTACTCAAATTGAAAACGAGCCAACAAATGAACAATGGCAATCGTTATATGATGACGACCCAATGGAATATATGAGGCAAAAAGATATTTGGCGTGATAAGCGAGAACATTTGCAAAAAGTTCAACAAGAACAACAAAACTTGCAACATCAAAATAATTTGCAGCAACAAGAATTAATGCAAAAACATATTGCTGAAGAACAAGTAAAATTGACAAAAGCAATCCCTGAGTGGAAAGATGAAAAAGTAGCCAATGTTGATAAAAGAAACATTGTTACATTTGCAAAAAGATTTGGCTTTAATGAACAAGAACTTAATGGTGCTACCGATCATAGAGCAATATTAATGTTATATAAAGCCATGAAATTTGATGAACTTGAAACAAAAAAACCATTGGTTAAGAAGAAAGTAAGGAAAGCACCTAAGATGACAAAATCAGGTAAAAAACTTACTACACAAAAAACTCTTGCAAAAGGTAAAGTCGATAAAGCCTACAATAAGTTGAAATCAACTGGCAGCATGGATTCTGCTGTTGATTATCTTTTACAAAAATCCAATTAACCATATAAGGAGTTTATAATATGGCAACTTACTTAACCGCAAACGCTGTTGGTGAGAGAGAAGATTTGTCTGATGTAATTACTCGTATTGACCCTGCTGAAACACCAATTTTCAGTAATGGCAAGAAAATTACAACAAGTGGTGTATTCCACGAATGGCAAGTTCAAGAACTTACAGCAGCAGCAGACGACAATTACCAATCAGAGGGCGCAGATTACTCTTATGTAAATCCTACCGCTACAACTAGACTTGGTAATTATCATCAAATTTCTACACAAGCTGCATCAGTATCAGGCACACTTGATGTTGTTGATAAAGCAGGTAGAGACAAGGAAACAGCATATGTCAAAATCTTAAAAGGACTTGAGCAACGCAGAGATATTGAAAAAGCACTTTGCAAAAACGAAGCAAGAGTAGCTTCACCTGAACCAAGAAAAGCAGGTAAAATTAGTTCTTATATAACTAATGTTTCACTTGTTTCTCCAAGTACAACACCAACAGGTGATGGAACAGATGTTTCTGACAAAGCTGGTACTGACGCTGCACTAACTTTAGCAAAAATTGATACTGCTATGAAAGCTGCATACGAAGATGGCGGTCAGCCTAATATACTTGTAGTTTCACCTGCAAACAAAGTAGCTTTTAGTGACTTATCAGGTGGTGGCGTAGCAACACAACAGTTGCAATACACAGCACCAAAAGAAGTAGCTATCGTTGGTAGCGTTTCACTTTATCTTACAGATTTTGGTGAACTAAGCGTTACTATCGACAGACAAATGCTTGATGACACAATATTCTTATTAGATTCTAACCATTATTCTATTGGTTCGTTACCTAATAGACTATTCTCTGTTTCAGATGTAGCACCGACTGGCGATGCCACTAAATTTGCAATAGTTTCTGAGTGGACTTATGTTCCAACAGCACCTAAAGCACATGGCATGGTAACAGACTTAAATACTTAATTTAAGCAAAGGGGGGTATTAAGTACCCCCCACAACTTAGGATTTACAATGAAAAAAATAATTGGTTATGACCCTGTACAGAAAAAAACAACATATTTTCATGGGGGTAATGATGGTCAGCATCATGTTTCAGTAGAACAAGAAACAAAAGACATAATTAAAAAAGCCAAAGATTTAGATATTGATTACAAACCATACAATATCGTAGGTACACAAAAACACATGAGGCAAATCGCAGAAATACCTGCAAACCTCTATTATGAATTATTACATAAATTCGGAGAACCGAAAAAAAACAAAAAAGCATGGTCAAGATGGTTAAATGACCCTGACAACAAATATTTTAGAACAGGTGGCGGAAATATATAATGGCAACAGATTATTCATCATTAAAGACAGAGATAGCTGATTTTTTAGCTAGAGATGACTTAACGACACAAATTGATACATTTATTGATTTAGCTGAAAGTCGTTTATCTCGTGAACTAGAAACTCGGTCACAAGACACACGAACAACTTTAACAACAAGTGCAGATAATGCCTATGTATCGTTACCAACTGATATGCGATCTATAAGAAATGTTAAGGTAATGAATAACCCTCGTATTACATTAAGGTATCTATCACCGCTACAAGTAAAGAAAGAATATGCCACAACAGGCACAGGTGTACCACGAGTTTATAGTGTTATTGGTGATAATTTGTTTTTAGCACCAATACCTGATTCAACACTTAATATAGAATTAACTTATAAAGCGTCTATAAGCTCTCTAAGCGACAGTAACACGACAAACACTATATTGACTCGTTTTCCTGATTTATACCTCTATGCAAGTCTATTTCACGCTTACACATACCTTTTAGATGAACAAAGGGCTACACAATACAACGCACTTGTTGAAAACATACTACAATCAATACGAATTGATGAAGAAAAAGGTAATTATGGCGTAGGTTTAGAAATGCGTGGTGATTATGGGGAAATAAACTAATGGGAATGAATATGGCTTTTGGCGAATGGTTGCCTGACCAACCTGATAACGCAAGTGGCGTGACAACAGCTAAAAATGTCATACCTGCGGCACGAGGGTATCGTGGTTTACAAGATTTATCGCAATACAGTAATGCTGCGGATAATAGATTAAGAGGAATATTTGCCGCTAAAGATGATACTGGTGACCCTAAGATATTTGCAGGTGATGTTACAAAGTTATATGAATTTACAAAATCAAATTCTAACCTAACGAATATATCAAAGTCAGGTAATTATACATCATTAGGTGATGATGATATATGGAAATTTATTGATTTTAGTGGTTATGTTATTGGTGCGTCAGGGCATAACAATATATTACAAGTATATGATAATGGCACAAGTTCATTATTTGCCGACATAGCTAATAGTCCTGCAGCTAAACATATAGCGGTTGTAGGTGATTTTGTTTTCACAGGTAATGTTAAATATGGTGGCAACACTTATCCAAATAGACTTTATTGGTCATCACTAGCTTCACATACAGGTTGGACTGCAGGAACAGACCAATCTGATACACAAGATATATTTGATATGGGAGATATTACAGGTATTGTTGGTGGAGAATACGCTACTATACTTTGTGAAAGAGGTATTGTGCGTGGCTCTTATGTTGGTACACCTCTTATATTCCAATTTGACAAAGTGCAAACAGGGTTTGGTTGTAACTATCCAAATTCAGTAGCAAATGTTGGTGAAACTGTATTTTATTTATCAGATGATGGCTTTTATCAATTTGATGGACAAAGAAGTACGCCAATAGGTGCAGAAAAAGTAAATCGTTTTTTCTTTGATGATTTTACAATACGAAACAAAGGAAGAATATCTACCGCTGTTGACCCTACAGAACAAATAGTTGTGTGGTCATATACATCAGGTAGTTCTAATGATGATACACCTGATAGATTATTAATTTATAATTATGCGTTAAAAAGATGGTCTTATGCAGAATTAGACTGTGAACTTATATCACCATTTATGACTATTAATTATACTTTAGAAGAATTAGATAGCATTAGTACATCATTAGATGGATTGCCTGCTTCACTTGATTCATCAATATATATTGGCGGTCAATTTATTTTTGGTGGTGCTAAAGACAAAAAGTTACACACTTTTAGTGGAACGAATAAACAAGCATTAATTGAAACTGCAGATTTAGATACAGGGCAAGGAAGATCAAGTATTATAACAAATGTTATACCTTATGTTGAAATAGTTGGTGGCACTACACCTGATATTACAGCACAAGTATCGTCAAGACGCAGACAAGTTGATAGTGATAGCTTTGGTACAGCAAGTTCGTTAAATAGTGATGGTTATTGCAATATACGATCAAATCAAGGCAGGTATCACAAAATAAGATTAAATGTTTCAGGCACTTGGAAATATATACAAGGCGTAGAATTAGAGGCAAAAACGACAGGTAAACGATAATGGCTGATAATCAGTTTAAACGACTAGCTAATCAAGGTGGCAACCCAAGACAAGTTGCAGAAGTTGTTAATAGAGTTCTTGATGGTGGTTTAAACTCTACAGGTTCAGTAACCTTGCAAACCTCATCTGCAACAACTGTTGTAAGTGATGTGCGTGTAGGTGAAAATAGCGTAATAACTTTTATGCCTAAAGATACTAATGCTGCTGCCGAATTAACAGCTTTGTATGTATCAGCAAGAACGAATGGTACTTTTACAATAACACATAACAATAGTGGAACAACACGAGCCTATGAATACATCATCATTGGATAAAGAAGCGTGGTTAAAATCACGCAAATACATACTAGAAGCACTTGATAGAGGCATTGATAGCCATAGTGAAAAAGATGTATTTTATGCAATAGCAAGAGGTGATGCTCAATTATGGACAGGGCAAAAATCTGCTTG